TTATATGGGGCATGTTCTATGGCAACGAGAAGAAGCACATCATCATGTCCTCTAATAGAGCAACTGCTCTCATGACCTTTAGAGAAATCGCATGGATTATAGAATCAACTCCAGAACTCAAGGCTTTGACTAAAGCAGTGCGATATGCCAACGGTGGCGAGCGAATAGAGCTGCTTAATGGTGCAACCCTCGATTTAGTGTCAGATACCAGAGACTCAGCCCGTGGTCGCACTGCTGACTTCCTTTGGATTGATGAAGTGCGTGAAATATCCGAGGACGGCTATAAGGCTGCTATTCCTACTACTCGCGCACGAGCTAATGCTCAGACATTTTTGACTAGCAATGCTGGAGATGCTTTTAGCACAGTGCTTAATTCCCTTGTCGAGCGTGCCAAGGATTACCCGCCTGAGACCTTTGGCTACTATGAGTATTCTGCCCCACAGTATTGCAAGATAGACATTAGATCAGAAGCCTTTTGGCGTGATGCTGTAGCACCAAGTAATCCAGCACTCGGTTATACAGTTACCAAGGAGTCAATCGAGGAAGCGATTGCGACTGCTCCGATTGAGACTACTCGTACTGAGACTTTATGCCAGTGGATTGATTCCTTGCAGAGTCCTTGGCCTCATGGAGTTCTAGAGGAGACTAGTGATAACACTTTAGAGCTTGCAGTCGGTGCATACACAGTTTTTGCCTTTGATGTAAGTCCGAGTAGAAGAAATGCGTCATTAGTGGCTGGCCAATTACTCAGTGACGGGCGAATCGGTATAGGAATCATGGAAGTCTGGAGTTCTCAGGTCGCAGTAGATGATCTAAAGATTGCAGCCGCTATTAAAGGATGGTGTGACCTTTACAGACCGCGATTAGTCTGCTACGACAAGTACGCGACTCAATCCATAGCCGATAGATTGAAACAAGCTGGTGTTATGACTGAGGATGTCTCAGGCCAGCAGTTTTATCAGGCATGTGGCGATTTATTGACTGGATTGGTGACTCACAAAGTCGTTCATAATGGTCAGGCAGAATTCATTCAACAGATGAATAACTGTGCAGCTAAAGTCAATGATTCGGCTTGGAGAATTATCAAGCGAAAGTCAGCAGGTGATATCTCGGCTCCGATTGGCTTGGCAATGGTAGTTAGCAAGTTGATGCTTCCTGCACCTAAGCCTCAGATTGTGGTTTAGACAGTTCGTGGCGTGTTGTCTAATTACTTGACAAATGCTACACTTTATGACTATGGGTATATTTACGCGAGCAGTACCAAAGGAATCTAAGCCGACTGTCGTAGCGCAATATGCCCCTCAAAATCTTGGCGATCCATACATGTTCTCTGGCTTTGCCAACATTGATCGTAACATGGCACTTGGTATCCCAAGCCTTGTACGAGCTAGAAATCTAATCTGTAACACAGTTGCTTCAATGCCGCTTGAGTTGTACAAAAAATCAACTGGAGAAGAATTAGGCAAGCCAGTATGGATGAGCCAACCTTGTTTTAATCAACCGCGTTCAGTTACGATTTCATACACATGTGAATCATTGTTATTTTATGGGGTAAGTTACTGGTTGGTAAAATCTAGATATCAGGAAGATGGCAGACCTGCTTCGTTTGAATGGTTGCCTAACTATCGTGTAACTCCTAAGTATTCTGCGGATGCTTTAACTGTTGAATCTTATTATGTAGATCGCAAAGAAGTATCTAACGAAGATATGGTTACATTTCAAGCATTAAGCGATGGAATCTTAACTACTGGTGGTCAAGTATTAAGAGCAGCTTTAGATTTAGAAACTGCCAGTGCAATCGCTGCTGCAACTCCAATGCCTTCTGGATATATTCGCAATTCTGGCGCAGACCTTGATCCTAAAGAAGTTCAAGGATTATTAGCTGCATGGAAAGCTGCTCGCGCTAATCGCAGCACTGCTTATCTCACTTCTACTCTTGAGTATAACGCTACATCTTTCTCGCCTAAGGATATGATGTACAATGAAGCCAAACAAGATTACGCTACTCAGATTGCTCGTCTTTGCAATGTTGATGCTTTTTATCTTAGTGCAGATGCCAATAACTCAATGACTTACAGCAATCTTCTTGATTCTCGCAAGCAGTTTGTTTCTCTTACTTTGCAACCTTTCATCTGCGCCATTGAAGATCGTTTGTCAATGAATGACATTACTGCTAATGGCAATGAAGTGCGTTTTGATTTAGACGCATCATTCTTACGCGCTAATCCAATGGATGAATTGCTAGTAATTGAGAAGTTACTAGGTCTAGGACTTATTACTGTAGAGCAAGCGATGGAAATGACAGACCTAACACCTAATGGAAGCGAAGGCATGAGCTAATGGAAAACATCCTCACATTCTCAGCGGATTTAACTGCTGATACTGCTAAGAGAATTATCTCTGGCAAAATTGTGCCAATGGGAACGGGCGAAGTCGGCTCAACCTCAGCAGGCGCAGTCGTATTTGAAAAGGGAAGCATCCAACTTCCAGAAGATCCAAAAAGTATTAAGTTGCTTAACCAACACAACACGAAAGAGCCTTTAGGTAAGGCACAATTTTTTAACGATGTAGAAGGCGAAGGGATCTATGCATCTTTTAAGATTTCTGCATCTACACGCGGTAACGATGCACTTATTACTGCAAGTGAAGGCTTGACATCTGGCCTTTCAGTCGGTGTCGAAGTTCTCAAGTCAAGTCGTAAGAGTGGGGTCATGCATGTAACTGCTGCCCGTCTTATGGAAGTAAGTTTAGTAACAGAGCCAGCATTTAAGTCTGCTCAAGTTACTGATATTGCTGCTTCTGAGGAAGAAACTCCAGAAGTAGTAGTCGAAGAAACCCAACCAACAGAAAGCGAGACAGCTGTGGAGAATACTCCAGAGACAGTTGCAGCACCAGTAGAGGCAGCAGCGGTTGAAGCTGCTCGACCAACTGTGACTGTGACAAATGTGCGCGAGCGCATTGCACCAATTACTTCAGGTCAATACTTGGAGCACACAATCAAGGCAGCAACAGGTTCAGAAGAATCACTACGCATTGTTCGCGCAGCTGACGATTCAACAACTACAAATACAGGTTTAACTTTGCCTTTGCACATGAACGAATTTATTACTAATCAGGTAACATCACGAGCTGCAATTGAAGCAGGTTCTCGTGGAGCACTTCCTGCTTCAGGACTTAGCTTTACAATTCCTCGTGTAACTGGCAATGGCTCAGTTGCAGATGTAAATGAAGGTGCTGCTGTTACAGCAGTCGGGATGACTTCTGACTATCTTACAGTGGATATTAACAAGTTCTCAGGCCGTCAATTTGTAAGCTGGGAGCTCCTTGACAGATCAGCTCCTTTGTTCTATGACGAAATGATTCGTAATCTTTCAAATGCTTACGCTAACGCAACAGATTCCGCTGTCATTGCAGCACTTCTTGCAGGCGGTACAGTAGGAACAGCAGTTGTAACAGCTGATAAAGCTGGATACCAATCATTCGTATCGACAGAAACTGCTGCTGCATACAAGGGTACTGGTCAGTTTGCTCGCAACATGATTGCATCAACAGATACATGGGCAGCACTCATGGGATTTGCTGATTCAACAGGTCGTGCTCTTTACACTGCTGCTCAGCCAGCAAATGCTTCAGGCGCAGTAGCCCCTACAGCTTTAACTGGCTCAATTCTTGGATTGAATTTATTTGTTGATCCAAATATCGGAGTATCTGGTCTTATCGATAACTCTTCATACATTGTTTCACCAGAGTCATACACAACTTACGAATCACCTACAACTCGCTTGCAGGTTCAAGTTCTAGGTTCAGGACAGGTTGAAATTGCTGTTTATGGTTATCTTGCAGTTGCAATTAAGAATCCACTTGCAATTCGTAAATTCAATCTCTAAAAAATAGCAACACTCTAAGTCGCTCTGGGGATCAGTAGCCCTCTGATCCCCAGAGTCTTAAGAAAGGAATGGGAATGTCACTAACAACAGTTGCAGAACTCCGTAGCACTCTCGGAGTCGGTACTTTGTATGCAGACGCAACCCTTCAAGAAGTTTGTGACGCTACCGATGCAGTCCTACTTCCAATGCTCTGGAAGCCTCAATGGTTCGCAGTAGCGCATAGCAACATAGTAAGCGAAGGCACTCTTTACTTTGACATTCCTGTAACAGACATTTTCTATGTTGGGCAAGTTTTGACCATTGCTAATTCAGGTACTAAATACAACGGATCTAAGACCGTTCTGACTGTTGGCGAGTATTCAATCTCAGTAACTACCACCCACACAGTTGCACAACCTAAGCATCCTATTGAACCATTTGGCACAGTAACAGCTGAGACTTATACAGACTGGACTACCGATATGGCAATCCAGCAAGCAGCTTTGATGGTATCTGTTGAAATCTGGCAAGCGCGTACTGCAACCCTTTCAGGCAGTAACCTTGTCGATTTCCAGCCAAGCCCTTATCGAATGAGCGCACAGCTTCTCGCTAAGGTGCGAGGATTGATAGCCCACGCACTTGACCCACGCTCCATGGTGGGATAATGACAGTTGCTCTCACTACTCTTAGAACGACACTCGCTACAGCTTTAGTCGATAACTCAAAATGGCAAACCTTTGCATTCCCGCCTGCCACAGTCTTAGTCAATTCAGTCATTGTCAGCCCAGCGGATGAATACATCACTCCGAGCAATAACGCTCGCAACACAGTAAGCCCATTGGCTAACTTTAAGATTATTATTACTACGCCTTTATTTGATAATGAAGGCAACCTTAACGGGATAGAAGATTTCGTAGTGCGAGTGTTTAACCTTCTCGCTGCATCTACTTTGACCTATAATGTAAGCGCAATAAGCGCACCTAGTGTTCTCAATGCTGGTGGGACTGACCTACTCAGTTGCGAGATGTCCGTATCAATCCTAACAAGTTGGAGCTAACATGTCACTAACACCAGAGGATTTGGCCTTCTTGAAGAAGATTGGTCAAGTCAGCGAACCAGCACCAAAGCCAGTATCAACCAAGAAAGATGAGGAATAATCAATGGCAATTTTCTTAAACAATAAGGTCGGATTTAAGATTGCTACAGTCAATCTTTCTGATCATGTTACTGCATTCACTCTTAACCGCGTGCTAGACCAGATTTCTGTCACAGCAATGGGCGACACCGCCAATAAGTTCGTTAGTGGTCTGGCTTCAGATACGATTACTGTTTCATTCTTGAATGACACAGCTACAGCAAGCGTTCTACCAACACTGCAGGCTGCATTTGGAACTACAGTTGCTTTCCAAGCAATTCAAGATTCATCTGCTGTTGTATCAGCAACAAACCTTCTATACTCAGGTACAATCTTGGTAGATAACCTAACTGACATCAATGGTGCAGTTGGCGATGAAGGAATGATTGACATTACATTCACATGTAACAGCAAGACTTCTTACGCATCTACTGGTACTTGGTCATAATCAACTAAACAAAGGGGCAGCTCATGGCAAGACTAAAGATAGTTCGTAATGATGGAAGCGTACTTGAAGGTGAAATCACCCCAGCGGTGGAATACTCTTTTGAGTTACATCATAAGATGGGCTTCCATCGTGCGTTTCGTGAACAAGAAATGCAAGGAATGGTCTATTGGTTGTCTTGGGAGATTACACGCAGATCAGGTGAAACTGTTAAGCCATTCGGGATTGAGTTTATTGAGACACTTAAGAGTGTTGAGGTACTTGACTCAGACCCTTTAGCTTAAAGCGCGATTATCCATTCACCTACTTAATAGCTCGCTTGAGCATTAGGTTGGGAATCGCGCCACAGCAGTTGTTAGAGTTAGACCCAATAATGCTTCAAGCCTTGTTGAAGGGTCTCAAAGATGAGCAAAAGGAGATAAGCGATGCCAACAGAAGTAAAGGGCGCACTCGCACTCCGTAAGGCTCTTAAAGATTTTGCTCCAGACTTAGCCAAAGAAACTCAAAAAGAATTAGGCAATCTTCTTAAGCCAATTACTAATAAGGCTAGAGGCTTCATCCCTTCACAAGCTCCTCTGAGTGGATGGGCTAGAAGTAGTTCAACTGCTTGGGGCAGTGATCGTATTTGGAATACAGGAAAAGCCAAGCGCGGTATTGGATATAAGACCACACCATCTAGACCTAATAAGCAAGGCTTTAGAGCATTAGCGCGTGTTGTCAATGCTTCTGCTGCTGGTGCAATTTATGAGACTGCTGGTCGCAAGAATCCTAATGGTCGCGAGCAAGCTCCTATGGCTAGAGTTGTGCGAGAAAGCCAATCTAACTACGGCAAAATGATTCGCTCTGGCAATAAGAATCAATCTAGAAGCAATAACCCGGGTGCGGGTAATATGTTTATTGAAGCTATGGATCAGTATGGTGGCATAGTAGATGCCAATAATCAGACTGGTGCAGGTCGTAGGTCACGCAAGATGAAGGGTCGCGCAATCTTTAGAGCATGGAAAGAAGATGGCGGTAAGACTAACGCAGCAATTATCAAGGCTATCGAGAACTCTAAAGTAAAGTTTTACAAAGAAATGGGAGTTAAATAATGGCCATTGACCCATCCGTAGTCATTAATTTAGCGGCCGAGTTTACAGGCATTAAATCCTTTAAGCAGGCTGATACTGCTGTAACAAAACTTAATAAAAATGTAAAAGGACTTGCTAGAACATTTGGCATTACTTTTGGTACTGCTGCTGTAGTTGCTTACGGCAAGGCATCTGTCAAGGCATTCATAGAAGATGATAACGCTGCTCGCTCTCTTGGTATCACCTTAAAGAATCTTGGTCTTGAGACTGGCAATACCTCAGCCTATGTCAATGAGATGATTAGCAATTTAGAAAAGCAGACAGGCGTTCTCGATGATCAACTTCGTCCTGCTATGGATAGGTTGCTCCGCGCCACATCCTCAGTCAGTAAAGCAACTACCTTACTTGGCCTAGCCCTAGATATATCTGCTGGCACTGGCAAAGATTTAACAACAGTTAGCCAAGGATTACAGAAAGCCTACCTAGGCAATAATGCTTCACTAGGTCGATTAGGAGTAGGACTATCTAAGGCTGAATTAACATCCTCATCTTTTGAGGAAATCCAAGTAAGACTCTCTGAACTCTTTGCAGGGCAAGCATCTTCTGCTGCTGAGAGTTATGCAGGCCAACTTAACAAGCTGACCATTGCAGGCAATAACGCTAAAGAGGTTATTGGTAAGGGAATCGTCCAAGCTCTTACAGAATCCAGTGGTAGCTTTGATGCTGCCACTTCTAACATTGAACAATACTCAGAAGCAATAAGTGACTTGATTGTAGAGTTTGGCAGATTCTTTAGACTATCTAATGCAGTGCCTTCAATCTTTGAATTACTTACTGATCCTGTAACTGCCATAAAGAACTTTAATAAAGTCGCAGATGAAATAGATGCACTTAGAGCTAAAGACAATGCTGGCGCTATGGGTAAGAATCCCATCCAGTCTGGCAGTTATCTTAAAAACCAAAAGGCAATAACTAAACTTACTCAAGACCAATCTAAAGCTCAGGCTAAGATTCTTGCTGATAAGAGATTATCTGGTGCGCTTGACAAGGCTAATCTAGCCCTTAACAAGGCTACCGATGTCTTTGATATGGATAAAATCCAACTCAATGCAGCCATGATTAACCAAGCAGACCAGTTGGGCAAGGTAACTTCACAGGGGCAACTCCTAGCCATTACTAACGATATTGTGCGCCTGCGAATTAAGCAGGACATTCTTGCCCTTGAAGATGCTATTGCATCTAAGGATGCAGCTCGCATAGAAGCTGCTACTAATCAACTCAACAAAGACCTTGCAATCTTAGGAACTTTGCAGAACCAGAACATTAAACTGGCTGACATCAAGTCAATCCTAGATTCTATTGTGCCTAAAGATTTGATTGACCAAGCCAATCTAGATGAAGCCTTGCGCAAAATTAGAGAAATGATGGAGCTTCTAGCCAAAATGGGCAAAGGCGCAACTGGTGGGGGTAGCAATTTTGGTAACGGCAGCGAATACAAAAATAAGGGAACTACTGAACTAATTCCGGGGGTTACATTCAACCCATCTCAAAACAGAGACCGCAACTATGATTTATTTGCTCAACTTGCACAATCTTCTGCTTCTGCCAATGTTGCTGGGATTAACTACAATCCAAGCCAAAACAGAGACCGCAACTACGACATGAATGTAATCATCAATACTGGTGTGGGAGACCCTAACGCTATTGCAGAAGCCCTTGACCAAGTTATCCAAGATGCAGTCAATCGTGGAACGCTTAGAAATGGCTTAAATAACGTACTATGACATGGCTCCCAGAATGGCGAATTACTGTAGGTGATGATGTTTATACAACTGTCACCAGTGTAAGCCTATCAACTGGTCGCATTGACATCGATCGACAAGCTACTGCTGGGTATTGTCGTGCAGAGATTATCAATACCACAGGGGCAGATTTTACTATCAATATCACAGAGCCTATTAGCCTTGAGTTAAAGAATAGCTCTGGCACTTATGTGAGAGTCTTTACTGGCGAGGTGTCGGACTTTACTATTGGAGTGCGAAGCCCAGAGGAAACAGGATATGTTACTTATGGAAGCATTCTAGGCATTGGCGCACTCTCTAAAGTAACTAAGGCAATCTATAACACTGCTCTGGCTGAAGGTTTAGATGGCGCACAGATTGCAGCAATTCTTGGTGCAGCTCTCGACACTACTTGGGCTGAAGTAAGTTCTGCAATTACTTGGGCTGCTTATGCTCCAACTGAGACATGGGCTGAGGCTGGTTATACTGGCACTATCGACACTGGCTTCTACACTATGGTCAATCTTGCAGCTAGTGCATCTGCTAAATCCAGCACTTTAGTAGATCAGATAGCCACTTCTGCTCTAGGCCAAATCTATGAAGATGTCACTACTGGCGATGTCAATTATGATGATGCAGACCATCGCACTACTTATCTTTCAACCTATGGCTTTACTAACCTAGACGGAGCATACACAACCCCTGCCAGTATCAAGGCAACTACTCAGACTGGCCGCTTGCGCAACTCGCTCATCTATCGCTATGGGGCTAGTTATGGCTCTACCTACCAAGCATCGGATGCGGACTCTATTGCTGACTATGGCACATTCGAGAAATCGACAGATTCCAACATTAAGACCTTGACTGACATCACCTCTATTGCCACCCGTGAGTTAGAGCTGCGTAAAGACCCTAGAGCCCAGTTAGAAGCCATCACCTTTAGATTAGATAACACAGACATGCCAGATGCCATGCGGGATAGCCTTATCAGTGCGTTTTTTGGTCAGCCTGTCTATATTGACAATCTGCCATCTAACTTCTTTGGTGGCTCTTTCGATGGCTTTGTCGAGGATGTAACCTTCAGAGCAACTCCATCTTCTGTGGATGTCACCCTATTTATCTCAGCTACAGATTTCTCCATTGTGCAACCACAATGGGAAACAATCGTCCCATCTTCAATAATCTGGAGTGGTGTAAATGCTACACTTATCTGGTCTAACGCGACAGGAGTTCTAAACTAACATGGCAACAGTCACCCCGAATTATCAGTGGGTCGTACCCACATCCAGCGATCTAGTAAAAAATGGCGCAACAGCCATCGAGACACTAGGCGATTCTGTCGATGCATCACTCTGGAATGTCGGCTATGGTCAAGCTGGTAAAAACAAGATCATTAATGGTGACTTTGGAGTTAATCAGAGAGCATTTTCTACTTCAACTACCAATGGTGCTTATACTTTTGATAGATTTTTAATTGGTATTGAAGGAGACGGCACAAATACTGCTAGTGCTCAGATTTTTACACCAGGCGCAGCACCAGCAGCAGGTTATGAATCAATTAATTATTTCCGTTGGGTCTCATCTGGTCAAACTGCCACTACTTGCGTTTCTCAAATTGCACAACGAATAGAAGATGTTCGAACTTTTGCTGGTCAAACTGTGACTTTATCATTTTGGGCAAAGGCAGCCACTGGCACTCCATCAATTGCTGTCGAATTAGCACAAAACTTTGGTAGTGGTGGTTCTGCAACAGTCTTTGGCATTGGTGCAGCAAAGACGGCAATCACCACATCTTGGGTTCGTTATAGTTTCACTATTGCAGTTACATCTGTTTCTGGAAAAACTATTGGCGCGAATTCAAGACTTTCACCAATTTTTTGGTTTAGTGCTGGTTCAGATTTTAATAGTCGAACTGCTTCGCTTGGCTTGCAAGCAAACACATTTGAAATATGGGGCTTGCAACTTGAAGCAGGTTCAGTTGCTACCGCTTTCCAAACTGCAACTGGAACAATTCAAGGAGAATTAGCCGCTTGTAGTCGTTACTACCAAGTTTTAAGTACAGGTACAGGTAAAGGCGCTGCATCCTCGACAACAAATGTTGCTATGTATTATCCGTTTAATACACAAATGCGAATAGCACCAACATCTATTACCTTTTCAACGCTTACGAATGCTTTAATTAATCCAGGTGTCGCAATAATTACGCCTAGCACTTTGACCTTCAACTCCAGCAGCACAACAGGTGGAATAGTAGATGCAAACGTGACTGGAGTAGTGCTAGGACAGCCAATTTTCTGGTATTCACAAAACATTGCTTTTAACGCGGAACTTTAGGAGATAATTATGGACAATGTAACTTTTATTCAAGTAACTGACCCAATAACTGAGCAAGTTATAGAACACGCCTTAATTGACCACGGAAATGGGTCTTTTACCTCAATGCTGAAATCAACCTACGAGGCTATGCAAGCGGAACACTTCACACCAATGGTTTCAGATGAAGCCCCATCTATCTAAAGCTGCTATCCAATTAAGGGAACAGTTAGATGATTCCTTCCCAGATCGTGATAGGGCATCGGATGGTTGGGTCGGTGATACCCGACACGCTGCTCGCAAGTCTGATCATAATCCAGATGAGCAGGGCTGGGTTCGTGCCATTGACATTGACGCAGACCTATTCGGTGCAGGAGTCAAACCGCATATCATGCCAGACCTTGCAGATCAACTTCGAATCAGTTGCAAGTCTAAGGCAGAAAAGCGCATCTCGTACATTATATTTAACGGCAGGATTGCGTCTCCCGTCCTCAACTGGAAGTGGCGCAACTACACAGGGGCTAACAAACACCTTCACCACATGCATGTTAGCTTTAAGAAAGAAGCTGACTTATTGGGTGAGTTTTTTCAAATACCTATGTTAGGCGGAAAATAATGAATGAACTAAAGACAGCAGCAGGTTCTTGGGCTAGAGCCTTTTTAGTAGCAGTAATCTCAATGGCAGCTGCTGGGGTCACAGACCCTAAGGCTCTTATTGCAGCAGGTGTTGCTTCTATTCTGCCACCAGTCATGCGCTATCTCAATGTCAATGACCCCGCTATGGGAATTAAGAAGTGACGCAGCAAGACTTTTTTACTTTCTATCTAGCAACTCTTGGTGTCATTGGGGGTCTTGCTGGTTATGTCATTACGCATCTTTTATCTGAGATTAAAAGACTCAACACGCGAGTTGATGAAATCTACAACATCTTACTAGACAGGTAACATTCTGCTATGGCAAGAAAAGCAAAAGAGCTAGAGGAACAGGGTTACTCAAAACTTGATGCTTACTGCATCGGATTACATGAGTATTGGAAGTCATTGCGTAAAGCGGGTTTCGCTGAAGGTGTCGCGCTATTTATGATTACTGATACTCAGTCCTATCCTGCATGGATTCTGCCAGACCCAGTCGATCCTGAAAAGTTCGGCGATTATGAAGATGAGGATGATGATTAAACGCAGATACTTGGTTATCTCGGATTTACAAATCCCATATCACCATGAGCAAGCTGTTAAGAATCTTATCAAGTTAGTCAAGCGGGAAAAGTTCGACCTCATCCTAAACACAGGCGATGAGTTAGATATGCAGAGCCAGTCTCGCTGGGCGCAGGGTACTAAGTTAGAGTGGGAAGGAACGCTAGATGCTGACAGAAGCCTTGCGCAGGATATTCTCTATGAGCTCGGCACAACAGATGTCACTCGGAGCAATCACACAGACCGCCTATACCACACACTATTACGCGCACCTAGCCTCATCGGATTACCAGAACTGGAATACGCAAAGTTTATGGACTTCGCTGGACTCGGAATCCGCTTCCATAAAAGACCATTCGAGTTTCATAAGGGATGGGTCTTAGTCCATGGAG